GATGGTGTCCGGGGCCTCGTTCAGGACATGCATCTGCCACGCCTGAGCCGCCATGGGGCCGAGCAGCGGGGCGACGTCCTGGGGCGAGATAAGCCACCTCGCCATCAACGCTTCCTTGCGGGCGACCTCCGAAAGGGCGTCCTCCAGCTGGTTGGCATAGTCGTCAGGGCGGACGGAGATTTGCTCCGCCTTCACCTGTGCTTCTGCAGCACTTCTGAATTGATTTCTGGAAAGCCCGTACAACAATTCTGTTAACCCAACCCGGCGGTCAAACAGAGCCGTTACCTCAGCGATGATCTGATACATGTCCTGGGTGACACCAGGCATTTGGAAGACGCTGATCACATCGTTGACGCTGCGGCCAATAGCTTCGCTGATTTCAACGATTTTGAATCCGCCTTCCGCCTTCTCCAGAATCTTCGATTTGATGTCGGGGTCAGCAGCCTTTGCGACTCCAACAAGCGTCTGCGACGACGTCGCAATACGGGTTGCCAAAAACGACATAGCCCAGTTGATGAATCGCAACTCGCCGATGCCTGGCCGGATGAGGGAGACGGGCCAGCTGTATCCGGGCTTCCCGTGCCACGCCATCAGCGTAAACGGCCAGCCGTTTGGTTCTGCCCAGAAGGGTATCGGCCACTGTGCGGACATAAACAGCGACTGTGGGATGCCCGTCTCGTCTACTTCCTCCTGCAGCATCTCCGGCGGCGCGTTTAACGGGAAGTCAACGCCTTCGGCTACGACGATGTAGCAGTTCGGCCCAAGGGAGTCGAACTTGCCGCGTAACTCCTTGTCGCCGTCTTTCAAACGGTCGCCGAATCCAGTCTTGGAGTAGACTTCCCAGTACGTTAGCAGGTCGTTTGTTTTTCCGTTCTTGCGCTTTGTCTCGTAGCCACGCTCCCCAGCGTCTGCGCGTGAGTGGTAAGTCTCGCCGTTGGCCTTCAGGTCTTCACGCTTCAGGCCGAACTTGTTGGCCACGTAGTCAATTGGGTGGACCCGCTTGCGTGCGCACCAAAGGATGTCTTCAAACTCGTCAGCATCGGGATCCCAGACCAGGTTGTCGATGGAGTCAAAGAAGCTGCCGGCAAACTTTGTTTCCGTACCTGGTGGCTGGTACAGCTCATGCCACCAAACAGAGGCCCCCTTTATGAACGCCTCTTCGACGACCTTACGGGAGTGCTGCTTTAGGTTCAGCTCGTTCGGGGTGTAGTTCAGGTAGTCCTCCAACAGTTTGCTGACGAGCTTGCGCCTCTCCAGCATCAACTGCTGCTGCTGGAGCATCTGCTGGTACATCTGAACTCCGGGGTCCGGCATCATCACCGGCTGGCCGTCAGGGCCGATAACTGGCTGCCCGTCAGGCCCCATCTGTGGTGTCGGAGGCTGGGGGAAGATGCCCAGCAGCTGCGGCCCGATGATCGGGTACTGCTTCGGGGTTACAGTGCGCGTCGGATTGCGGTGGTGGATGACGGCCGTAAAAAGACGCACAGCCTCCCATACGCGGTTAACCTGCATCCGGAACTCGGGCGGGTCAATGCCGCGTGAGAAGTTTTTGAAATACTTGCTGCCCCACATCGCATCTGGATCGGAGCAGAAGAAGGACATAGCCTCCTCTGCGTCCTCGCTGAAGGGCTTCTTGTGCTTCTCAGCAAGGCGGATTTTCTCCAGCCACTGCTTACAGATGGGGCGCAGAGGGTTATCTTCCATGGAGGACTATTGTCCCTTTTTGGGCTGCAGCGCGGCCATCTTCTTCTCCAGAAGAGCCACTTTCTCGCTGAGCACGGAAAGTTGTGGATCACGCGGCTTGTGTTCCCAGGTGCCGTAGCGCTTCCACTCGGGAAACTCCTCCAGGCCGGGGTCTTCTTTGTGGTGGACGCTGGGGCGTTCGGAGCCGCCGTACCCCGGTGACACCACCCAGAGGATCACGGCACGCTTCCCGACCTGGCTCACCAGGCCGATGGCCGGCTCCGCGTCGGCGTGTGCGTAAAAGTGAACCCAGTCTCCGAGCTTTACTTCGGGCATATCGAATTCGGTCATTTTGTACTCACGGGTCCGAGGTTGACGCCTTTTTCTGTTTCCCGCTGGCGCCTTTTGCGGTCTTCCAACCATTTGACCCACCAAGGGTCCGGCCCCACCGATTTTGGCGGCGGGTAGTATTTGGGCTCGTATGCGCAGAGATACTCCAAGCACTGCACAGCATGGACGTCGCCGCGTGTGTACGGGACGTCCGTCACGTAGGTCACGCCGTTGACGTTGGTCGTCTTCTTGCGATACCGCTTTAGCTCACGGAGGAGATTGGGGCAGCTGCTCTCCAGGATTTTTAGCCCCACAGAGCCGTCGCCACGGATATGCATCATCTGACGCACCAGGTTGGTGCGGGCCATGATGTCATCCGAGCCGGGGACGAAGTTGTGGTTGGTGGCGATGCTGCGAATCTTTCGCTTCTTTAGTTCCTCTGAGTACAGCTCATGGGGCAACCGTCCTGAGCCGAGGTCACGCAGCGTGCCGCCGTGCATGTCCATCACAAAAGACCGAAAGACTTGGTTTTTCGCCTTCTTGGCAAACTCCTCTCCCCAGATAAGTGCGTTACAGTTGCGGATGTACAGCTCGTCGTAGATGAGCAGAAACGATTCGTCCGGTGGGACCGCCCCAAACAGGCTCGCCATCACGGCGTGCCCAGGGTCGATAGAGACGTAGCGTGTCCAGTTTTCGGGGACTTGCGGCATCTCCTCTCGCTTCAGGATATGGACGGCCTGGTTGAACGTCGGGTACATCAACGTCGATTCGGTGGTGAACTCGCCCTCCGCTCGCATGCGGACTTCGTCTGCACCCAAAGCGCTCCACCGTTCAATATTCTTACGCTTCTCCTCCTCATCGATAAAATTGTTATCTAGGAAGCGGAACGTGAATTTTTTGATAATAGGCTTTTCGACGCCCTCTTCAACGGCGCGGTCAGCGCGCTCGCACAGTCCGATAAGGGCGTCGTTCTTGGAGTGCGGCATAGCCGACCACACAAAGCGGCCTTTGCGGTCTGCGAGGCGAGCCTGGGACTCGCCGACGAATGCCTCGTTATTAACATCTTCGTCTATCCAAATAAGGTCGGCCGAATAGCCCTGTGGCGGTTCGCCTTCAGAGGAGAAGCACCAGATCGTCCACCCGTTAACCAGCTCCACCTTGTTCAGGTAGCCAGCGTTCTTCAGAACCCAAGAGACTTCTTTGATCATCCTGGGTGGGATTAAGGGTGGCGCGGGTTTGCTTTTGGACTTGTCCTCGCCGGGGCGAAGAGATCGCCAGCCTCCCGTCTTCTCGTCTTTGACGATGCGAAACGCGCCAGCCTTCATAAGGATTGGGTAGATAACCAAACCAATGTGGGGCCAGTTCCTTCCGACAATCGCCAGGTTCCCGTCCTTCTCCGGGTACTTCCCATATGGGTCGTTGCCCGTGGCAGCCCTCGCCGCTTCGACAGCAACCGCTAGGGTCTTGCCGCCTCGGTTGCCACCAAGCACTATCCTCTCCGAGGCTAGGCATGAGTGAAACTCCTCTTGGTGCGGCATGGGTTCGTACAGCCGGAGCGCCTCCAGTTTTCTGCCGTGAAGTTCGGCCTGCACTTCCCGCAGCTGCGAGAGTGCGTGTGTCGTCAAACCGAGGTCAACTGGGGCGTCCGGTTTTTTTGGCGGCGGTACTGGAGGATGCTTTCTCACTCCACTCTCCGCACTTCGTTTTGTGTTCCGTCAGCGGGAACTTCCCGAGCCACTGGCCTGGATGCATTTGCGGGGGATACCTGTGGCATTCCCCCACCTGCGGGTTCAGGGGCCGCCAGTGCCGGCAGTTTTCGCACATCCGTAGCATTGATGGTGATCGCCGCCTCCAGTAAGCGTTGCTTGAGTTCGTCTTCCAACTCTTCCTCGGACCACAGCTCCAGAGGCTTCTTGGCACCACCCATGGCCGTGTTTGCACTTGTCAGCCGCACCATGGTGTCCAGCATCTTTGTTCGGAACGCCCCGCCTGGTGCAGCGTCGTAGAACTGCTTCATGTAGATGTTGGCGAAACCACGGACGCCGCCGCAGTATTCCATCAACACCTCCAATAGCTCCGATGAGTGCGGCACGTTTGCGCCGCCAATGCGAGCGGACGCAATGAACAAATCCACTGCGCCCTTTTCGATTTCCTTTAGCCGGGCCTCTCGCTTCTTCTGCTTACGGCCGTTCTCATGCTTACGCCGGCAGGCTTTGCAGCGGGAGTGAAACCCATCCTTGGACTTGTGGAAATGCTCCGCAGTCTCAGGAAACGACTTCTTGCACTGTATGCAGGTTTTGTTCGACATATCTCTTCAGGTCCGCCTCTGGCTTAACGTCGACAATCCGGCAACACCCGTTGTGCTTTGATCCCCAAGCCATCTGCAGTTTCTGGCCGACGTCCGCCGCATTCATCACTACCGGCTTGCCGACGCACTTTGGCTTCCAGTGGCCCGCCCAGGCATCCCAGTTACACAGTACCGGGTTGTAGCCGAGGGTAGTGGTGCCTGTGAGCGACAAGTCCCGCGTCATCGTTACGTCCTCGGTGGACGCCTTGTCGGCCGCATACTGATCCCGCCACTCGTAGTAGAACCACGGATTGTCGGCTGCCTCCTTAGGCTCCGTGATGTCAAAGCACCGCATGTCATAGATGATCAGACCCGTGGGGAGTGCCGCGCACTCTTGGATGCCGCTCATCTTTACTGCGGTGTGTCGGTCGTACATCTCCAGCTGGAAGTCCGGGTTGGGGTTTTCGTTCTGCTGGTTTTGCCAGCGGAACACATAGACGCATTCGTTTGGCGGCGGGCCACAGTAGGGCGCACCGATGCACACCGGACCCTTGCTGTAGTGGTCGACGATGTAGTCGAAAGATGATTGGAAGAACGGCTTGGCGTCAGGGTGGCCGGCGTTGACGTCTGGCTTCATATCACTGTCGATCATCACCAAGACGTCCACGCCGAACTCCCGCGCCATAAGAACGGCACGGTTGCGAGTCATAGTGATCGGCGTGTCAGCGAGGTTCCAGACGCGGATGTTGTCGATCCGCTCGTCCTTGGCGATGTCCGCAATTAGCGGAACCATCCACTCCCGGATGTCGGGAACTTCGGAGGATATACCTCCGTTGCCACCGTAAGAGAACGTGCAAAAGCCGACGTTAAACTTTGGTTGCTGCATTAAGTTCACCTGTTGGGGGGCTTGGTGAACCAGTGTATAGACTACCGGAAGAGCCC